TAGGGTCTCTTTGCAGAACTCATAGAGGGCATTTCCATTCTTGTCCACCTTTACCATTACATCTAGCTTCTTTCGGATTCCGGCATAGCCAAGAGAGTGAAGTCCTTGGACTGACCAATTTGGTGGGAATGAGGCTTTTAGGTCAGAAACTGTGGAGCGAAGCACGCTGGTGGCGAGGCCGGTTCCTGGGAGGCGAGATGCAAGCTCCCGCTGGGTGAAGGTCTTTCCGGTTCCTGCTCTAGCACAGAGGGCGATGGAACCCGAAAGTGGATCGGTGCCAGAGGCATAGTAGGCGAGCTGTTGGGAGGTGGGAGTCATTTTTCTGTCCTATAGACAAGCTCTACTTTGAGTGGATCTTCATCAAGATCCATGTTTTGATTAGGCCAGCCGTTCTCTGTCCAGGATATTGTGCAAGAGATTAGATTACTTCTATCTTTACCCACTTTAAAATTTGATAAAACACATTCTACAATATCCTTATGAGTAATTGTTACTGTAACAGTTTCTGTAGTTGTCATTTTGCTTTCAATCAACATTGCTTGTCTCCTCATCCTTGATTGTTAGGTTGGCAAACGCTGAGAGGTTGTTTTCAGTGAAGAGGGGGATAAAAGTTTTATGGACGTTGCCTTGAAAGTCCTCATGTTCGATGATGAGTTCTCTTGATACTTGATCTTTTGAGATCATAGATTTGCCATAGGAAATAGATTTTACTCTACTGAAGGAGACATAAAAGCTCATAGGAGTTCCTCGAGGATGCCTTTCAGGCGAGTGACCTCAGCTTCGAGTTCTCTGATGCGAAGCAGAAGTGGGTCAGTTTTTGTTACCTCTTGCTTTCGGGTTGAAACAACTGCACCGTTATCGAAGTGCTGGGCAGGAGTTAGGTTTCTAATGTTGAGTGGAGTGAATGGACGGGGCTCGCCTTTAAGTTTGTGCTTTTCAGGTTTCTGGCGAGCGCGTAAAATGGCTTCTGGGGAGAGGGTCAGTTTCATGGGTGAAGTTCTCGCTCTTCGTCGGTGAGGCCATCTTCGCAGTCAACGTCAACATTTTCCATGTTGGTTATGAAAAAGACTGCATTGGGATATGCTTTACGCATCTTTACAAAGCTCCCGCAAGTTTTCTCATAGGTTTCATTTTCTTCGAGGATGCGCTCGTTTCCGGCGAGGTCTACGTAGAATAGTTGGTACATGATTGCTCCTAAGAAGTGCCATCCATGGCACAAGAAAGGTTAGTAGCCGAAACCGCCAGAAGTGTCTCGCTTGACGGGCTGAGACTTAGAGGCGATCTTGTTTAGTTCAGCCATTAGGATGGAGTCAGTCTTTTGAAGAATGGCTGGGTTGTCGCCAGCGAGACGACGGATTTCTAATACGGAACAGGTATCATCCTTCAATCCGCCGTTGATTGCAAGAGATAATCCAGGACCAGAGCCGGCTGCCCCACCTGTGACAATACAGGGAGCGGTCGGCTGCGCGGTGAACAGAGACACGTCGGGAGTGTTCTGGATGTATGCCCGAGTTTTGCCGGCCTGATATACCGTGCTAGTAGTACTTGCTGGGCTGGTGAAGGTTACGCTGGTGGACTGGTTTCCGTTGGAGGCGGAAGCGGTGCCGCCCTGGGAAGTTGAGGAGCCCCCTTGTGCAGAGGCTACGCCTCCGGTTGCGCTGGCTGCATTGGCAACGTCTCCAGTATTGACAGTGGTGTTGTTGCGAGCGGAGCCACCCTTGGATGTGGAGATACCAACTCCCAGACCAATGCCGACCCCCACAGCCTTGGAACGACTGCTGGAGTTGGCATTAGAGCGGCTGCTGGAGCTAGAATCAGCCCGACTACTGGACGAGTCTGGATCGAAGTTGCCATAGTTGGTGGCGAAAGCAGAGCCAGAAAGACAAGCGATAGCGAGAAACAGGGAGGTCTGACGAGTCATGATAGTTTCCAATTTGATTGTTAGGGGGGTTTCCTGGATTAGCAGTCCTGAAATGCTTTATAGCTCCGTGTCGAATTGAGAATTGATGTCGCCTACAGTTATTTTGGTTCTGGGTTGGGGCCAGAGGACGACGACAGAGGTAGTGATTCCATGAAGGTTGGTGATCTCTTGAAGTTCAAGTTTGAGGCAGGAGGTGCCATCGGAGGACATCACTTCAAGAAGTTCTTCTGGTTGGAGGAAGATGCGACGGGTCATTGTTGCTCCTGAGTTAGGATTTGATAAACTCGCTGTTTTGATAGGTGTAGCTTCTCTCCTATTTCTCTTAAGGTCAGGCCAGAGTCTCGAAGGGTTTTAATGGTTAAGTATCTCTTTATATTTCTACTACCTTTGGGGCAGCCTTTCGGTCGCATTATGACTTTGGTCTTGATGTTGTACCATATGGTGGTATGATTGTAGTCTAAAATGTCTCCAACTTCTTCTAGGGTCTTGCCTGAATTGTAGAGGGAGATTGCAAGAGAGATTTCTATTGGGGTCATGGCTTGGGCTCCCAAAGTATGCAGCCAAAGTTTGGACTTATTACAATGCGGGGGTTATCTGGGTAATCATCTACTGGAATTGCAAAATCCTCATCGTCATACAGCCTGGTGCATAAGAAGAACTTTGGATGAGAGTACGATGGTTTATTATCTCTATGTTTGCAGGTTTCACAGGTATTCATGGAAAGCTCCAAATATAGGCTTTCTTGGTATCGGGTTCAGGTGTCTCGGTCCAGTTGAATTGGGAATACCATTCTGGGTCTTTTGCGAGAAGCGCAGCGCGATGCCCAGAATGGAATCGCTCGTTGCCGATGATGGGAGGCAAGCCGGTATCTGGTTCTGTCTCATGGATGTCGATAAAGAACTTGAACCAATGAGGATAGGATCGACCACGATCATTTAGCTCTTCTAGACCATAGAGACAGTATTCGGCAAGAGCGTGTTTATGGTCTCGCCAGATTTTGGCGGCTGGATGATTGGGCCAACCTCCAGAGATTAGGGTTTTTGCTTCGCGGTAGATCTGGTTGCCGAGGCGACGGTTGTCAAGGGAACAGACTGAGGATCGGAGATCAGGATAGGGGAGGAAGACTTGCATGAGGTTATTCTCTGGTGTTTTTGTAGAGGTATTCTAGTAGAGCGACTACTGATCTCTCAAAGACAATCTTAGCGCGTTGTCGCTCTTCAGTTGTCCCATAAACATCAACAGCTAAGTCATGTCTATGTCTGAGTTCTTTTATGATGAAAGAGACAGTGTGAGGGTCTGGGGTGAAACTTAGCATGGTAGCTCCATGAACGTGTAGACGCTGCAATCTCCACCAAGACTCGAGGCATCGTTGCCCCAGTGGAATCCATCTTCTTCTACTCCCACACAAGATCTGACTCCTTCTGACTCATACCAGGAGTCGATTTCTTTGATCTCTTCATCTTCAAGTCCGGAGGCGTCTCCGTTTATTAGGTAAGAGGCCCAATGGCTGGGAAGGAGGTATTCTGTAGTGTTCATTAGGATTATTCTCTATTTCTTTTACAATTCTGGCAGTATGCAACTCCAATCCCGTACCCAGCCCAACCAATGGGAAGGTGGGAATTTGATACTGTTTTCTCCAAGTTTCTCAGATTAGGAACTTCCTCAAGGTCTGCTCTGAATACTCCTCCTTTTTCAACAAGACCGCACTGGTTGCAAGTGTAGTATGCCCAAGCTTTTAAGGATACGCTGTAGGGAAGTAGAGTTACTGACATTTGTTGGCTCCTGGTTCACTTTTCACCTCCTGGTGGCTCGTCAGGCCCGATCCGTGGGCGACCCAGCGGAGGCTGGGTTTCGGTGAGTGGTTAAAAAGGAATATCGCCCCAAAGCTCATTGTCTGGCTCGTCGAAGTCCTCATTCTGAGCGTTGTGGATGAAGTCTAGAATCTGGCTCTCGATGTCTTGGTATTGCTTCTCTGTTAGTGGTAATACGACTAGAATATTACCCTCTTCATCGCACAGCTCCCACTCAACTTCCTCAGGTTCTGGTGGATAGCAGTGCTCAGGTGGGCCAGAAAGGCGACCGGGATCGCCAGGATAGTAGGATAGGATTCCGGCGTGATAGTCTTCTCCGTCAAGAATGACAGGAATGATGTCTATGAATTGCATGAGAGTGCCTCGATGCGATGGCCCAGATCCAGATCCAACATGGTGAGCCACATCAGGTGGTCGTTGCTGGGGATGAAGAGAGGGCCAGTGTGGAAGATGGTTAGGGTGTCGTACTCTGCACCGTGGAAGTCGAAACGGGTCCAGGAGCCCTCCTCTCCGTGTGTAGTGGCTATCTCTATTGACTTCTTATCAAAGGCAGTCATGTACATTGTCTCACTCCAGCGGTGCGTCAAGGCAGCCAGAAGCGGAAAGCATTGCAGAGATGCGAAGATCCACAATGCGATCAGAGGGGTGGATGAGATATGTGGGGGATTTCCAATAAATCATGTGGAAGTATCTCTTTACTCCACCTTCTATATACAGGTAAAAGGGCCAGAAATTATGATCCATGCTACTTCTCCTTTGCGGCACACATGAGGGCAGCGACGAAGAAGCCGATGTTAGCACCGATAAAGAGGCCGAGGATGAACATGGGAGGCTCCTAGAGAATGAAAGTGTCAGTTGGTGGTTGATTGTTTTTCCCATAGCTATAGGGTAGCTTCTTTCCAAAAGCAGCTGCGATTTGTTTTAGATGGTTATGGGTAGGAGGAGTGAACCAACCGCAGTATGATAGTTCCAGTTTTCCATTGCACACTGTGGCAATTTGACTATCATAGAGCCAGTAGCTTTTACCATCGGTGTGGTAATATGGGCCTTTGTATGGTTCTCCGGCTGAGAATGCGTTAGCACAATCTTTTATTGTCATTTGTGGCTCCGTATGGGAAGAGGTGGTTGGTGGTGCCAACCCTCCCCACAAAGGTTAGTCAAGTTTTGCCCAATCTTGAGCGTTGAACGAGTTTATTAGTGAGATACAACCTGCACATTTGGCTTTGACGTGATAGCCAGAATGCGTGCTGTATTGCACTGGTTGGACTATGATTCCTCTTTTGTTGGTTGGGAGGTGGATGATGGTGTCACCTGGGCGTAGCTCCTTCAGGGTTGCTGGCGTCATAGCTAGTCGAAATTTTTAAGGAAATTGGCGCCAGTTTGGGATACTGGATACGGGTTGCCAAAGAATAGCCCATTAGGATAGCCCCAGACGAAATGTGGGCGCACATCGAAGTCGCTCTCTTTCAAGCAGGTGTCTACCCAGCTTTGAGGCAACGTGCAATCGAAGACGAGTCCAGGGTAGAGGCGCACTGCTGCCTCTGACTTGGTGCAACCTGGAGAGAGGGAGGAGAAGTCAGGGGATGACATGGGTGCTCCGGGTTGTGGGTTATTGTGGGGATGATTGTACACCACGGGGGCGGGTGGTGTCAATAGGTTTCTTTGGGTAGCGGTTAAACAAGGTTCGCCCGGAGACAAACCGGGAAAGGCGGAAGCGGTAGGATTGTGGTTTCATGATTGCTCCCAGACTTCAAAGGCCAGATCCCAGATGAAACTATCTGGATCATCCAGCCATTCTGGATGGTCACACAATATGGCGGCAATTTCTGCTAGTTCTGTGCAAGAGGCATATGGGTTTTCATTCAGATGAATGACCATGTAGAATCTTGCATCAGATTGTTCTGTGCTCATGTGATCTCCTCCTGCGAAAGTGCAGGGACCAGCGGATGGTTACGCTGGTCGCTGGACTCTACTGTGGGATAACTCTTGAGATTGTTACACTTCGACTGTAGAGGTCATCTTCTATTTTCAGGTAGGCAATAACCTCTTCTATTTCTTCATCTGTACAGAATAATACAACTTCCCCTGTTTCGTTTGGATCTTGCCATTTCGGTCTCCCACTTGGGGAAAGACCAGCAAAGAACTTGTCTTTCGTAACATTGTATAGGATTCTCATTGGTTGCTCTCCCGATTCTGGCGCCACTCTATGTTGAGGGTGACGAACAGTTCAGGATCTTCCCAATAGAGATCATCCACGGTTGGGAATCCTGATTCTTGGCACAGCCAGTCGGCTTGCTTGATGATTTGATCAAGCTGGGATGTGTTTTCTGCGAAGTATGGGCGGGTCATTCTGGTGTCTCCTATGACAAGCGTCCGGGGATCGGGCGCTTGTTCTAGGAGCCGCGTCCGTGCGGCGGGATGCCTATTTGTCCATTTTAGTCAATTTGAAGCCATGCCTATTTAGCTCCGCTTCTATTTCTAGTGCAGTGGCATAAGCTGTATTTGTTTCTGCCAATCTTTCAAGGGCGTCATTCATCGCGTCTCCGATCTCCATTGCTGGCAAATTTCCAACAAATTGCTTTTGCGTATCACGCACAATGGCGATATACCGCATTGCCCAACGCACGTGTAAAGCATAGCTTTTGTCAATCATCTGGTGTCTCCTATGGGCAGGATCGCCCGGACATAACACCCAAAGGATGCTATGTCAGGGTGGTCAACTTTGTTTCTTTGTCATGCGGGTATCGCTTCGCGGCGGTGCTAATACCCTTTGCGGCGCCGGATTCGTACAATGTGGCGACCGTTTCCGCAATGGTGGGGAATGTTAGGGTCATTTGAACGTCACCAATGCGCTAAGATTGGCCCAAGCCGCCTCGCTTTGGTTATAGCCCCGTGCCGCATTCCAAGCTATGCACACTGCAAGGCAATACCAATACGGACCAATAAGGCAACGGCGCCCGTTGTATCCCGGTTCGCAAAAGGCCACATACGCGATGGCATTAGCCTTAACAAAGTCATCGTCGCGGTTGTACGTTATAGGTGAATCGACATAGTAGGGCATTGTAGGGGCTCCGGTTGGTTGGTGGCGTAGCCACGGACTTTGTGGGTGCGTCGTGTGGTAAGTGTACCAAATTATTTTTGGGGTGCAACAAAGGATTGTAAATAATAAGGGACGAACGGCTTGTGGGGCGGTTGGGCGGTTGCACAGGGTTATGGGGTGTTAATGCGAAGCAGTCCTATTTGGCAAGTGATTGATTAGGTGGGGCCAAAAATCGCCCCCTTAAAAACCACCATGTTCGAGGGGGGCCATGTAGTGGGTCGCCTAGTGTCTATATGTGAGTGGCGGATTAGGGCCCTCTATATATAAAAAAATTATATATATATTATATAGGTACAGTACATGGCCCCCTTAAAAAGTGTGGTTACGAGTGTTGCGTGTACACCCCACCGAGCAGGTATAACTCACCATTCTAGTCAGGGTATTAACCTTGAATCCTTGGAAGTAGGAAACTGCTATTGGGGGTAACTCTACCCGGCCCTTTTTTGTAGGGTCTTGCGTGTACCCAAAATCAAGCGCACCCGAAGATGCGCTTTGTTTTGACTACACAGGGGTAAACCCTTTGGGATTGAACCCTTTGACTTGTGTTTCTTTGCTTTTCCGGGCTAGTTCCACAAAAAACCCTGGCGAACCAGCATCGGTATCCGCTTCGGCTTGTGCGATGATCTGGTCGAAGTACTTTTCGACCATATCCTCTAGGTTATCCGTAACCCCGCCGGAAATTAGCGCCTGTCGCGCATAGGTCTTTTGCGCGCGAATCAGGGTTTTAAGATCGACAGGCTTGCCGTTTTCTTTGTGTTGCGCCTTTTTGAAGTAGGCGATCCAGCCATCGGATTCCGGACTGGATATGGTCTCTTCCTGATCCTCTTTTAACCCCCAAGTAACGCCGAGCTGATCGAAGTTATTCTTAAACCATGTCTCTTTTGACATGGGGGTTTTCGGGAACGGCTTAGGCTCGCCTTTTGTTGGTACCGGGTTTTTGCATTGATATGCATAGGCGTTGTACTTATCGTTAACAATCCGCTTGCCGTAGATAAACAGGGCAAGCAATTGCTTGTCTGTCAATTCTTCGATCTTCTTCGCTTGGGCAAAGTAATCGCTTTGATTCTTTTTACCAAGGGCAAAAATGATCGACTGTGAATCGACGTGTTTTTGCATTGCTGTCGCAATGGCGATTTGTAACTCGGTCATGTCTGGTGTCCTGTTTGTTCGGGTCCAAGTGTGGCCCGGATAATACCCCGCAGGGTATTATCAGGAATCACTTGAATCTCCCAGGTGACAACTGTCATCGGCCACCCATACGCGCTAGTGGTAACTTGGACCATTCCCCCTATTCCATAGGCAACTAGCCGCTTGTGATATCTGGACCATCTAAACTTGATCATCGTTGTGTGCCTCTGGTTGGTTCGCCTTCATCAAATCGACAACTAAATACTAGTTCATTCTTCGTGGGGCGTCTATATCCCCACAGAGATTTCTTCTCAATCCTTACCATTAACACGCGCAATGATGGGCGCCGCCTATGGATGCTAGGTGGGGCGCGAAGCGCCGTGCGCCCCTATCTAAGGATCGCGCGAATAGCACGGACCATGCCACGGCGCGCCACCAAACATACCACTAGGCTAGTCATCCCACTCCACGGCCCACCATGCTGCACCCCCGGGGGCTATCTCGCGTTTCGTGGTTCGAGCCTGGGGGTACTTTCAAATGGTGCGAGCTGTATATATTCGGTCCATACTCACAAACTATTATAAGGTTGCAAGAATCATACACATTTTGTACCCATGCTATATGGGTAGTGCTTCGCACCAAAACAATCCTACGGGCCTACAAGCCGGGTGCTTCGCACCCGCTACCCGACTACCTAGGCGGCGCCACCACCCACTACACCACCGACAACCGTGGTGCTACGCGCTATCAAAGGGCCGAAACTGGCCCTACACCCTCAACCTTCAGGCACCTCCCCACATAGCACCATTGACTTTTTCAACAATCCTGCTAGACTCGAGGGAAGGACAGTAGACTGTTGAATAACCCAAAGAGACTAAGATGAATAAGGTGATTCTGACGGAAGTGGGGATTCTGCTGCTGCAGACGGGGATTATTATCGGGGCGATCTTTGCTGTGGATGCGATAGTGAGATGACTCAGATTGAGCAAAAGATTGAGAAGTATCTTGATTCAGTTTTGACTGATAATCCAACGACATTTCCTGATAGGGAGTCGGCTTTCGCCTACGTCGCTATGTGTATAGCGAGAATGGTGCATGAAGATTATGTATGCGAGCGGCAACTGGGAATAATTGTAGACCCCCCGAATTATTATGACGTTGTAGCTATTGTGTATACGAATTTGCATGCAAATAGCTCGTCGGAGACAATAAGCTATGACCCAGATTGAGATTGCGATTCAGATCCTGATGATTGGATTATTTGGCACTACTGGTGGTGTGCTGCTCCTGTGTTGGTTTGACTGGAAAAGAAAATGCGCTACACAAGCCTCGAAGAAGTGAAACGCCGGTGGGCTGAAGCCCAGAACCATCATGGGCTGAGGGGAACTCCTTCTCGGGAATTGCAAGAACCTGGGAGCGAAGCCCCTAGGCATAACAGGTCTCAATCTCCAGAGCCGTCGCTTCTGGGTATTCTTGAGCAACTGGTGGATTAAATGCCAACAATCCAAGAAGCGATGGAGCTGCTCAGAAAGCAGCGAGAAGAGACCGAGAAGCTGCTCTCTGGAAGCAAAGCACAACCAGAGGATGTCAAGCCGCCAACGGTAGAAGATGGAGAAGGGATTGTCGGGACGATGAAGCAGCTCAAGAAGCGAAAGAAGATGCTTGAGGACTTGTGATGAATGATACTAGATATTACTATTCCACCTCCCAGCTTTCCGGCGCCACAACAGTCACTCACCACAGCACAACGAGCTGGGCTACGGTATCAGGCTCGAGTCGAGAAGTGGCTCCGCCCTCAAGTAGACTCCCTCGGTCTTCGTATGTGGTCTGGTCTGTGGTTCCACGATCCAGTACTGGGACCCTGTTCCCCCGATATTCTGATTGAGAGTTCCTCCTCGTGCCTACTCCTCATCGAAGTGAAGCTAACGCAAGTGGACTGCACGAGGCAGTTTCAGAAATACCAGCGGGCGCTCTCGCCGGTTTCCTCGCACCTCGCCTGCGTCCAGATCTGCCGCCGGTTGACAAGTCCCTCCACGATGGATCAGTTTCTAAGCTTCCATCATGGCGGAGTGATGCTGGCGTATTTGTAAGGGTTAGTGAGGACAGTAAGCCAAGACCCAGTTGGTTACGGCGTCCTTGTGATTATTCTCCTGCAGTGGAACAAGATGATGTTGAATTGTCCACCCGACTCAACTTCATCTTTGAAGACGCCTTTGATAATGGGATCGTTCCGGCGTTGTCTGAGGTTGTTGGTGCTTGTGGGTATTCTTCTATCATTCAGATGTGTAATGATGCTAGAAGGAAAGGCGCTGCTCGGATGCGGATTGTGACGAGGGCGTTGCTGGCGATCACTGCGTACTATGAAAGAGCAGCTGCAGAAGGAAGTCGCGTTGCGCTTGCAATCCTGGAGAGGATTCCGCAGTTTGATGATCTGGAAGCGGCGGAACAAGTGGCTACTCGGGCGTTCGCAGCGGCACCACAGGAGCATATAATGCATCTGAGTGGTATGGAGAACAAGTCTGACAGAGGCAAGAATCTCAGTCCGCTTGACGCCTACAATCAAATCATCGCTGAACCCACGTTTGAGGATATCTCCAACGCGATTAAGTTGGAAGAGAATGAGGATGGGGTGTTTAGCTTGCCGAATATTGAGGGGATTGTATGACCACTCTTGAGCAGCTTGAATTAAGTAAGTTGATTCTTGAATCTGAGCTTTCTGCTGAGGCTAAGATAGAAGCAATTACTAAGTTGTTTAATCAACCAGTGAGCTCTGTAGTTGTTCCTTATACTCCCCAGTATCCATGGTGGCAGCCAAGTGTAACTTGGAATGCACAACCACAAACTACTATAAATTGTGGAGAGACTGTATGACTACTAATCTCAATCCCTGCCCATTTTGTGGCAGCATTGCAGTCCCTTTCAACATCTCCAGCAACGATTACAAGCGAAATTGGTCCTACGGTGTAGACTGTTCTGTTTGCACAGCTCGCACGGAGATTCATCGTACTGCTGAAGAAGCTGCCAGACACTGGAATCAGCTAGTAAGTGGCTAACAACCCCTGGGGCTGTCACACCACCCACCCTCAGCCACATCCCTGGCTTTCAGGCATTGTTGATGTTGCTTGCGGATATGATGAGAGGCTTACTGATTCTCGTTGTACTGGTTGTCATCGCTCCAGGCCAGAAAGCCCACTAGATCAACTTCACAACCTAGACCCGAGGCATACTGAAGATGGAAGAACTTAAAGACTCCGAAAGAACTCGTTGCGAAGTCTGGACTCGAGTAATGGGTTATCATCGTCCGGTCTCCTGTTTCAACCCAGGAAAGAAGGTTGAGCACAGGGAGCGGAAGTATTTTAAGGAGCAAAGAAGTGGCAAGGAATAAGAAGATTGATCTCTCAGCGGAGATCACTAAGAAGTTGTTGAAGGAGCTTCCTAAGGAAATTGATCGGGTTATTCTGAATCGGACTCCACCTCGGATGAGACCTCGGTTCGAGAAGCCTGCTGAGTCGAGCGCCTCCTGATGTCCGCCTCTCGCGCCATCAAGTTCTCTGAGCAGGTTGATTGGCGCAATCCCCTTCCCGCCTACGAGAAGCTGCTCGCGGCGCGAACCCGGAATCTGGCGCGACTTGCGGAAAAGCCGGGTGCGCTGGATGCCCTCTTGTTGTATTATCTTGATGGGCACTGGGCTGAGTTCATCTGTGAATGGGGGATGACCTACGACCCCAGGGAGCAGGAGCTTGCTCTCCAATACAGGCCGTTTATTCTCTCCCCTCGCCAGATAGAATACGTCGATTGGGTCTACCAGCGATTTATTCGCCAAGAGACTGGCGTCTGTCGCAAGCACCGCGATGCTGGAATGAGCTGGCTTCACGCCGCAATCGGATCGTTGATCTGGCTCGCTCGGCCCAATAGTGTTATCACCTACGGTTCCCAAAAAGAAGAGAAGGTTGATGCTGGACCGGGCAATCCGGATTCGCTCTTCTGGAAGATCCGGACGTTTATTCGGATGTTGCCAAGGCCATTTCAGCCTGAAGGATGGGAGAAGGTCTCTAAGACGTTTCAGGTGGTAAATCCGGCTAATCGGTCTGTGCTTCTTGGCGAGATTGGTGATAGCATCGGTCGTGGTGGCCGTTCCACGATTGCGTTTCCGGATGAGTTTGGTGAGCTGCAGCATCCTCAGCTGGTTGAATCTTCTCTCGTGGCGAATACTGATTGCTGTATTTATGGGGGTACGATTCCGACCTCGGGATGGAAAGGGAGCCACTTTTGGCAATTAGAAAATCAGCATCCTGAGGAGCGTGTCTTCGTCTTTGAATGGTGGCAAGATACAAGAAAGCGCCAGAATCCGGATCTGGATCAAGAGCAGGAGCCATGGTACAAGAAGAAGAAGGAGACTACTTCTGAGGCTGTCTTCAAAACTCAGTACCTGATGCAGGATGATGCGAGTTCTGCAGTGCAGTTTGTCGGCTCTCAGTGTATTATTGATGCGGCACAGCGCCGGCCAAGTGAAGTAATCATTCATCCTAAGCTGCCCTGGCGAGTTGGGATTGATGCAGCCGGACAAGGCAATGATAAGATCAAAATCTGGTGCAGAAGGGGGCGGATTAACAAGCCAGTGATTACGCTGCAACAGCTTGATGGTATTCAGCTAGCAAGAGTGATTCAGGATGTGGTTGCAAAACTTCTTTTAGAGGCCCCTGTTGAGCTGATTTGTATTGAACGGGATGGCCCTGGTGGTTCCGCCGCTGACCAGCTAAAATATACGCCGCTCGCATCTATCGTCGCCGCTGTACACACTGGCGCGAAGGTAGGAGATGGACACAATTACAACTTGCGGGCATGGCTGCACCAGCAAGCGAAGGACTATTTAGAGAAGGAACAACCGGTCATTCCTTATTCAAAGACGTTCTTGACGCAGGCGACAGCGATTCACTATTCCTACAAGGCTGGGCTGTTGTTGATCGAATCCAAGGACGAGTATCGTGCACGGTTTGCGGCTGGCAGGAGCCGGGCTGAGAAGCTCGCTTCTAGGTCGCCTGATGAGTGGGACAGCTTTGTGTTGAGCTTTGCACCACCAGTCGGCAAGCCACTTGAGAGTTTGGTGCCTAGGTTTAAGAATGCTGTGAAGTTTCATGGAAAGAATGCGTATGCGTTGTAGGCTTTGTGGGGTGGTTTGCTAATTGATACCACCCCTCCCCATTAAGAACGCCACCGGGATTGGTGGGAGCAGGCGGGTATGCCAACGATAGTGCTATATCTATGAGGGCTGGCGGCGAGATGGATTACTCACTTGCAAGGATGAATGGAAGGAATCGTCAGGCATGGAATTTGGTGCAGCTAAGCCAATGTTAGCAGTGCTAAGATGAGCAAGCCATTGATATGAGTCCCCGGGGGCTGCACCAGAGTACCGGATAACTCGGCAGCCCATATGACTCAAGGTTAATTTAACGAGACGTAATTATGAATACTGAGTCGTACTTGGATGAATTGTTGAAGGAGCGTGGTGAGGACATCACTCACCGTAAGAACTCTGGAGTTGAAGAGATTTGGCGAAGAGCCAGGGCTCAGTATGCTCATGGTGACGCTGAGAAAGGAGCATCTGGCTTTGAAAAAGGAAGGGATCTTGATGGGCCGATTTCCAAAGGATACTCTGAACCTGATGGGGATGGGCGGTCCACAGTCTCTGTTAATATTACCAGACCATATACGAATGCTGGAACCGCTCGTACCGCAGATCTGTTGTTACCTGCTGGTGAGAGAGACAACTGGGATCTAAAAGAGACGCCAATTTCGGATGTTGAGGCACTAAGACCTTATTTCGAGGCCAGGCCAGAATTGCTTGATGGCCTCCCTCCTCGCCTTGCAATTCGCCTTCAACAGCCACCTGAGGTTCGCAAGTTCGCTATTGCCAAGTGCAGAGAGATCATCAAGGACTACTTGACTGAAGCTGATTTCGCATCCAAGACTCGCAAGCAGATCAAAGAAGCAGGACTTGTAGGAACGGGTGTGTTGTATGGTCCTTTTCCTGAGGAGCGTAAGCTCACTCAGGATGTCAAGTCTGCTGTTGATTTGCTGGTTGCGTCTGCACCTCCTGAGTTCCAACCTGCTTTGCGGTTCGAACTTGAAATGAAGGTGCTTCGTCGTCCTGCCCTAGACCAGATTCCAGTAGAGAACTGCTACCCAGACAAGAAGTGTGGCAACAATCTACACAATGGGGATCACATCTGGCAGGTTGTACCGGATATTACCAAGAGTCAGCTTCGCAAGCTACAAGATACTCCTGGATATTTCCCTGAGGAGATTGACTGGTTGCTTACTCAGGAACCAGAGTCAGTAAAGGAAACGGGCTCTTCTAAGAAGAAGTCGTTTGAAATCTGGCGTCGCACAGGCGAAGTAAACATCACGAAGCTTGCTGGATTTGAAAGTCAAGTTGCGTCTATCATGACTCAGCTTGGGAAGAGTTTTAATTCTGAAGAAGCAACTGATAGGTTTGAGAACCTTCAACTAGAGTTTATCAACAACAAGCTTGTCAAGATCAATGCGCTTCCTACGGACTCTGCGAAGCTGCCTTATCGGTTCTTGTTGTGGGAAGAGAGAACCGATGCTCCGTTTGGTATTGGGATTCCGGAGCAGCTCGAGACTCCTCAAAGAGGGTTGAATGCTGCAGTAAGGGCTGCGCAAGACAACTTGGGATACTCTGTTGGATTTGGTTTGGTATACCTCGAGGGTGTTATCGAGGCTCTAGATGGAGACGACAACCAGTATCGTCCTTATAAGGTCTATCGTGCTTTGCGAGATCAGCTCATGGCCCTCGCGGGAAAGGAAGTAAATCCTAAGGATGCAATTCAGACTCTTGAGTTTCCAAACTACTTAGACAAGATTCTTCCTTGGATTAACTACTGGCTGCAGATGGCAGAGCAGACGACAGGGCTTCCTCTTCTGCTTCAAGGTCAAAAGGCGACTGACTCCGTAGGTGTTACCAATGCTCTCATGGGGTCTTCGACCACCAATCTTCGGTTGTTTGTCAAGCATTGGGACGATGACATCTGTAAGCCGATTGTGACTGAGTGTTACAACTGGGTGCAGTTATATGGTCCTGAAGAAGCTCAGACGGATGTTGTTGCTCAAGCCCTTGGGTCTTCGATCCTTGTCGAGAAGGAGTTGCAACAGCAGGCGATGCTTCAGCTTCTAGATCGAGCTATTCAGCCAGTTTATGGGTTGTCTCCTAAGAAGTTGGCTCAGCGTCAGATTGAAGGCTTTGGACTGAACTATGATGACTTGAAGGCGACTGAAGAGGAGCTTGCTCAGTTGCAGGCAGCGGCTGATCAACCTGATCCGGCTGTGGAAGTTGCTAACATCAGAGCTCAGACTGATCTTCAGATCCAAGAGCTTAAGTCTCGCATGGATGAGTTCAAGGCGATGCTGGATGCTCAGATCCAGGGTGCTAGTATCGAGCAGGCTCGAGAGGCTGTCCAGACCCAAGGTCTTGCCAACATCGCTCAAGAGTCGCTTCGCCAGGAAGGCTCCAAGGAACTGAAGTACCAAGAGGCTGCTCTTGATCCAGAGAATCCCTTGGTGTCTCCTGAGCCTTCTATTGATGAGGCATTAGATGAGCTTGGATTATAAAGTACAGACTGTCTCGTTGGGTGGTAAAGTGTATCTTGATAGAGACAGTCTCCTTGATTTCTTGGGGGCGCGTGCTAGACTCACTGTTGAGGAGCTGCGCCGCCGAGGAACTCCCCTCGCAGATACAGAATATCTCAGAGGGCAATCCTTCGAGCAACAGGTAATAACAGATGCGATTCAATCTCCCACATAAGTTTCTTGATGAGTTCGAGGAAGGTGCTGACCTCGGAATCGGTCATGGAGATTCTAATGAAGTTATCGAGCCTCAGCCTTGGGAACCTTCTCTTGGTGAGCTGCGCGAGTCGATGTCTGCTATGGAGGGAAGGTTTGGCGAACGGCTGAGTCCCCTCCAGCAGCAGCTTCAGGGTATTCAGTCAGCACTTGGCAAGCAAACGGCTGTTGAAGTTCCTGATGACCTCGTTGCCAAGTTTGATGCGCTCTTTGCTGGATATGATCCTAAGTTTGAGGGAGTTGGTGCTCTTCTTAAGGAGCTGCTGACTTCTTCTGTCAAGCAACGTGATTTGTCTCCTGAGGCACTTCAGCCTCTTCTTGATCCGATTCTGTCTGAGCGTGATTATAAGCACGCTGAGCGCTGGCTCGATACCGTCACTCCCTCCTTTGCCTTTGATATGGCAGACTTTGATGAAGAGGGGTGGCACGAGAAACCCCGCACTGAGACCCACAAGTTGTTTCTCAAGTGGTGGGATAGAGCTGACCAAGCAACTCGTTCTGTTCTAACTGCACGTCGCCAGGATGGTCGTGTAGCTGACCCATATGCCTATGGTCAGGCATTTAAGTCGTTTGATAGTTTTTACAGGAAGCAGACTGCGTCTGCAAATGAGTCGGCCGGCGCCTCAGCCGCTCGGCTTGCCGGAGCGACTCCAGTGCGATCCACTGGGCGTTCCAGTTCTTCTGGCAGCCAACTCCGCACTGAAGCGGATGGGTTTGCTAGTGTGTTCAAACAGGCAAGCTAAGAGGTAAATATCAATGGCTGGCCATCGTTTCGCGACTGACACTGCCCGTATTGGGGCTGTAAAGGGTGGGATTCTCAAAACTGCAATGTTTGAGGAGTGCTTGAGCTCTGCCGGTGAAACCGTGCAGATGCCAAAGAACTCTGGTAAGGTTCTAAAGTGGAAGCGGTTTACTCTTCCGTCTGGTTATGGTGCTGCTGGTGTTGACAACCAGTGGGTTGCCGCTGGTAAGGATGATGAGATCGTTGATTTTCATCGCACGTCGGAAGGTGTGACCAGGGGTGCTGAGTCTATCAGCTCCACGATCATTACCGCGACGCCTTATCAGTTTGATGTGCTGTATACCTACAGCAATGAGACTGCTGAGCTGTACGAGGATGACATTCCGGCTCAGGAAGTTGAGTTTGCTGGCCAGCGGATTCGCCTGGTGAGAGAACTGTACAACTATGGTAAGCTGAAAGCCGCCACCAATGCGTTCTATGGTGGTACTGGAACCACTACTGGCACGGTCAATGGTACTATCACCAAGACTCTTCTGGAGAAGGTGAAGCGTGATCTGAAGCGGTACTACTGCAAGCCTCAGCACAAGGCGCTGAAGTCTGGTCCTGATTATGCTGTTTACCCGATTCAAGCCTCGTATCCGGTCTATTGTCATCCCGACATGGAGTATGACATCCGCAACCTGCCGGATTTCAAGGGTGTTGAGGAGTATGGTTCGGCTCAGCCTATTTCTCCTATGGAGATTGGCGCCGCCTACGGGTTCCGCTTCATGCTGAGCCCCGAGCTGACCTACTATCCGGCAGGTGGTGTGGTTGTTGCTTCTGGTCCTGGTCTCAAGGCTGACAATTCCACGAACATCGACGTGTATCCGATGATCGTGTTGGGTCAGGATTCCTTCAAGCAGGTTGCTCTTCGTGGTATGGATTCCATTGAGGCGAACCACATCCCACACAATGTCAAGTCCAAGTCTGATCCGGGTGGTCAGCGTGGATATGTGTGGGCTGGTACGTGGCATGCTGCTGAGATCACCAACCAAGATTGGATGGCAGTTATTGAAGTTGGCGCGACGAGCCTGTGAGGTGAGTGATGGCTGACTTTACTGATCACATCCAGCAGGTCAGCGATCCGGCTACCCAGAGGGCGCTTATCGCCCTCTTGGGTGCTGTTCGCACAGACCTTAATGCAATTCAAACCCACCTTAGCAGCGATGGAATTGTTATTGCTTCTACTTTGTCCAAAGGTTCTACTCCTGAGAACGTAGCAAACACTGGGTTTGGCTATGTGATTGACGGACTACAGTTGTATAAAGCTGCAGTAGCTGCGGGTACCGCTTTCACTGGTGGTACTGTTAACACTGGTGCTGCAGCCCCGTTGGTGTTTGGTGGATGGGCATGGCAGATTAACGCTGCTGGTACTATTAGTGCTCTGCCAGCTTCTGGGGACCAAGTTCATGCAACGGCTGCGGCTGCTCTTGCGTATGCTCAAGGTCTTACTCCGACGGCTGGTAATGTCTTCTTTGGCTACAGTGTAATTGGATCGAAAGCGAGCACTGCTTGGCGAGCTGGTACTGATGACCTGACGCCCGGATCTGATTGTCAAACCGCTGCATTTACCAGCGTAGCTTCCACCATTCCTACTTTGACTTTTACGGAGTAATTCAATGGCCTATGCTGCCGCCTCTGCCGTTTCTGGCATGTCTGTTCAGGTGCTCAGCCAGGGGGGTACCCCTAATGCTGATTGCGTTCGGCTTCTTGTTTATGGCACATACACCGCTGAAGATTTCTATCTGAAGCTTGGTGGTGAGCGTAACACTTCCACTGGAGCATATACCACTCCTGGTATTGTCTTTATCCCTGGGAAGGTGGTTATTATGAATACCACTCAAGGGACTATGGGAGTTTGGTATATGGATGATACGACTAACCTTGCCAATTCTGGCTACACTCAAGTGGCTGCCGGTGACAAGACGATGGTTGCCAAAGGCTCTGCTGGTGTGAGTATTGACGGGGGTAAACTCCAGTTTGATGTGAGCGCTTGTTGCCCGATCACGAGCAACGACGAGTGCATCATCGAGTTGTACCGTGGCTGATGCAGTCACTTCGACTGTACTACCGGCGACTGGGGGTGCGCAGTATGCCCTCAGTCGCCTCTGCACCTCCGATGGCACGGGTGAATCCGCTGCCATCGTTGCAGATAAATCCGCTCTAGCCATTAATGATGTTGCCGTTGGGCACATGGCGATTGAGCGCGTTCGTGGATTCAATTCTGGTTTTACTTCCATTACTCTGAGTTGGGACCACACGACTGACGACAGGGCTCTTGTTCTTCCCAGTGGCGCTTTTGATTTGGATTTCCGGGATCTTGGTGGACTGCACGATCCGCAGTCGGCAGGGGGAACTGGAGACCTTGTAATTACTACTGCCGGCCCAACTAATGGTGACATTTACCACCTCATTCTCGAATTGAGGCTTTACGCATGACTACTATAATCAAGTCTCGGTCCGCTGAGGCCGATGACACTCCCGGACCGGTTATTGATGTGGCTCCTGATAAGTTGATCGACGAGGTTCCTGCTGGAGTCGATTACAAGGAGCTAGTTGCCAATCAGGCTTTTATGTCGGAGCCGGTTGTCATTGTTCTTCATGCTCTTGGTCAACAAGAAGCAGAACCAGCTGTGCCAGTTGGTGTAAATGGGGATCGAGCATACCTCATCCCCGGCACACCAACTCGCGTTAAGAGATATCATGTAGCGCAGCTTCTTAAGGCGCGGCCTGATTATGTCAGCCACCAAGGTGGTGATGTGAGCCAGTCCGAGCAGAACCACAATCGGTTCTTCAAGCAGAGCACGTCTCGGTATAACTTTGATGTGATTGAGGACACGCCTCGAGGGATCGCTTGGCTTCGTGAGCTTCGGCGCCAGTATACACGCAGATGACGTACCTGGAGATTGCAGAGAGGATAGCAGAAGAGCTTAACGGTTCGCCGTTAAGCTTTTCTTCTGTGAATCTTGGAAAATCTGGTGGGGAGTTTGTAATTGTTGATCCAGTTCAGCGGCAGGCTGTGCGAGCTGCACAACAGGCTTATGATTGGATAAATAACTTCTCTAAGCACTGGGAGTTCTTTAATCAGCGGGGAGTTCTATTTAATATTTCTTCAGGTGTGAGGGAATACGAATTATCAGATATTGAGTCAGTTGAGTGGGATTCTCTGTATATCACTCAGTCTGGTTCCACCGCCAGATGGCCAGTGTACAAAATGGAGTATGATACTTGGCAGATTCAGGAGCGGAGCGAGATTCCTAGTCCTGGTTATCCCTTCTATCTTGTCTCCGCTCCAAATAATTACTGGATTGTGTGGCCTACCCCAGATCAGAATTGGGTGATGAATGGTGCTGCACAGCTGAAAAAGACGAGATTGGAAGATGCTGGTGATGAGCCAGTTTGGGATGAGGCTTTTCATGAGTTGGTTGTCTGGCGTGGTGTGATGCTGCTGGAGGCGCGTGAGAGAGTACAAGAGGATTTGACGAGTGCTCTGAGTGTTAGTGCTGCTCAACGAGCTTTTAATTCAATGTGGCCTGCCTTTCTTACTAAGTACCTTCCTGAGTTTCGTGGTGGTAGAGCACTGCTCTAGTGGCTCAACTAGCTGTACCTGTTTCTGATCTTATAGCTGGTGCTTGGGTTCCGAGCACTGGTAGTACGCTTTTTGGCGTACTAGACGAGTCAGTAGCAGATGACGGAGATTATGCATCCGTAGGTAGTAATTCTACGATGCAGATTGGACTGGATGTCCTGAGGTATCCTGTAGCTGGAACAAGAACATTAAGCTATAGGATTTCTGGTAGTCCAGCTAAAAGAATTATTGCTAGGTTAGTTGAAGGATCTACTACCCTTGAGACATGGACGGATGATCCTGCCCCGTCAACACTGACGACTGTAGCTAGAGCTGTTTCAGCTACTATCTCTGACTATTCTAATCTGCGGTTAGAGTTAGAGACTGCTGATGCCACAAGCCCTCCGACTACTGCTGTAACTTGGGGTGCTATTGGTACTGCCGCTAATGGTACTCTGAGTGCTACTCCTGCATATCCATCCGGGATTTCGGCTGCTACAAGTCACTTATTTTGTGTAGTTACTGGCAGAAGTAACATCGCCAACACTGCTCCAACGATGCCAGCAGGGTGGACCTCTGTTGGATCTCTTGAGGGAGGTACTGGTACTTGGGGAGTTGATGCTGGAACTCGACGCGAACATTGGTTTAAGAAAGACACTGTTACAGGTACTGAGACTGGTACAGTCACGGTATCCCTGGCTGGTAGCACCGCTAACACGATGCGGGCTACGATCCTTCGGATTGAGGTTCCAGCAGGATATAGTCTTGACGTAGCTCATAGCGCTGGAGCAGATACAACCAGTGGAACAGCTTATAGTGTAACAGGGTCTACTGCATTATCTTGGGCTGCTAATGATTTACTTCTGATTGCTACAGCGCAGAGTATAGACTCAGCAACTCAATCTGCTCAAGCAATTAGCGCTTCTGGTGTAACATTTGGTACTAGAACTAATCGGTGGTCTACTGCTGTTACTTCTGGTAATGACCACAGATCTATTTTAGATTCGGTACCGATTACAAGTGGCTCTGGTTCTAGTGCTCCTACTTATTCTTATACGGCTTCTGCCGCTGCTAGTGGTGTTACTGGATTCTTAAGGCTTCGAGCTGTACCACCAACTGAGTTTGGTCGAGTATCTTGGGTCCAGTTTGAGATTCCAGATCCTAGTGGCGGAACTTCAACTCTTTCGATTGATGGGCTAGTTCAGTCATCTGGTTTAACATCCTCGGTTAGTGTTGATGCTGCACTGAGTACTGAGGGTAGCGCATCCGGATCTATGGATGCACTCATAGTTCATCCTGCTGCGAATTGGGATGTACTGTGGGATGTGTCATGGGGTACAGATGTACTATTTGCAAATGTCTCTACGCAGATAGATGGTATTGTAAAGAAGCTGGGTTATACTACTCAAGTTAATCTAGATTCGCTTATTGCAAAAGTTAATGCTGCTACTCTTGGAGTGGACTCAATTCTTAGAGCTGCTGCTCCCCTTAAGCAGCTCTTGATGGATGCTGTTCTAGTACGACTTCTTGACGAAGCAGTTCCTATGTTTGGAGCTACTTCTTATGGAATGTCTGCATTAGGACTCTCGGATGCAAATGTAATACCCAGCTATCATAACTTATCTATTGACGCGATTCTGGGTGTGCTTGAGACGTTATCTGCTACACAACTGGATGCTATACTGCGTTCAACGAGTAGTGCAAGTTCTAGTCTTGACGCGATTTTGGAGTCAGCATCTACTAGCGCTGGTCTATCCCTCGATGCGTATTTGATTAGAGAAGGATTCCTTGAGTCTCCCTTAATGGGTGGTATTGCTTTTGGAATGCTCCCTTATGGAATGTCCGATGAGGGATTCTTTGGTACAAGAGAAGTTTCTTTAGATGTCATTATAAAGAAGACTGGTGTCACCTCAAGTGTTAGTGCTGACTCTTATCTGCAAAAAGTGATAACAGCAGGTATTAGTACCGATGCTCTTCTTAGAGGCTACAAAGAAGGATATATTTCTTTAAACGCTCTTCTCCAAACCGCCTTTACTAAGATTGTAAGTCTGGATGCTAACCTTAAGTCTGTTACAACTCGCAATATCACTTTAGATGCTCTATTGCAAACGGCTGGAGCACAGCTAGCCCAAACGATTCTTGATGCAATTATCGCTGGGGATTCGGTTACTCAAAGTACAAGTATAGATGCTATTCTGCGAGATACCAAGAATTATAATACTGACTTGGATGCTATACTTTATTTTATCGGTAGTAATAACGTTTCTGTTGATGCGATTATAAAAGGAACTGTAGAATCTCTCGTAAGTCTTGACTCTTTAATTCAGATTGCACAAGCATCTGAGGCATCCTTCGATGCATTCCTACAGGGTGTAAGTTCAGTTTCTACAAGCATTGAGGCCTGGTTGCAATCAGAGATTACAAGTGCAGTGTATGTTGATGGACTGCTACAGACAGACAAATCTGTAATGGCTTCTGTTGACGGGCATTTACAAAAGACTCAGACTCCTTCAGCTGAGATTGATGCGCTTCTCCAGTTAGCACAAACTGGTGTGATTTCTCTTAATGCAATCCTTGTTGCTCTAGGAGCTACAGAGGCTCTTGTTGAGCTAGATGCTCTGTTGCAGATTGTTGATGGAATTACCTCTGATACTTCGATTGATTCTATGCTCCAAGAAGAGATGACTATAAGCACTGAGTTAGATGCTTATCTTCTTGGTAATTATCAAGATGATGTTAGCATAGACTCTTACCTGCAAAGCACCGCAATCAGTCAGTTTACAGCAGACGCATATTTACAAATTGCTACTGCTACGACTGGATTACTTGATGCGTATTTGGTAACTGGTAGTACCACTAATGCGAACTTTGATGCTCTAATTAGTAAACTTATTACTACATTAGTTAGTTTGGATTCGGTGCTTCTGAAGAGACAGGGCGTTAGCATTTCGCTTGATGCTCTATTTACGTCCTATGGAGTGACAACTGTATCAATAGATAGCATCTTGACTGCTAATGCTAATACTAAACAAGTATCTATTGATGGTCTTCTAAAGACGAGCTTTGCTCATGTTGTTAATCTTGACTCTTTGTTCCAAACATCTGGTACCAGCTCGTTAGACACTGATGCTATCTTAGTATATCTTGGGTTGGCTGTTAGTAATCTTGATGCTTACTTATTTGCTCTCAGCAAGACTACAAGCACGCGGTTGGATGCTGTTGTTGGGCAGATTCTGGCGGATATTGATTTCTCGTTCTTTGTACAGAGCGTAGTAGATCGGTATTCAAACCTAACTTTATCCCCAGTTGACAGGTGGAGAAACCTGTCTCTCACCATCAAATGAGGTAATTGAAAATGGCTGCTACTATTCAAATTCATGAGCTGACTACTAACGCCGATACGGGTGTTAATAAGACAGCTGGAACTGTTCGGTTTAAGGCTGTTGCTTCTACGGCTAGCACTGCTGTAGATGCTAGTGATCCAATTGTTATCCCTACGTCGGGGACTACTTATTCCCATGTGAAAAGACTTCGAGCGTATATGGAAGCTCCACCCAACACGCAGGTTTCTAACTTGCGGTGGTATACCGATGGCGGAAATGGGTTTGGTACCGGTGTCGCCTGTTCTGCTAAGAATATTGGTACTACTTGGGCAACTAGCTATAATACTGCCATGACTGGTGGTGCTAGTGTTTTTAACTATACATCTGCATCCGCTTTGGGAGCAGTAACTACTGATACTGGTCCTTTTGTACCAGCTGACGATAATACGTACATTGGCGACATTCTAGAGTTGCAGTTATCTGTTGCTAGTACGGCTACCTCTGGTGCCCTTTCTGCTGAAACTCTCACTCTCGCCTACGACGAGATCTAATGTATCAGCTAGCTGAGTTCTACAGCTGGGAAGCCGAGATGCCAGACGAGACCATAATCTCGTCTGGTGGACGGCTTGATGGAGCAGTACGAGTTTCTTTGATTCCAAAAGAAGGACTTGTGCTGCCTCGTCACGATTTTGTCGGACTTTCGTTTAAGTCGAGATTCATTCGTAATTTTAAGCGGTCTGTAGTTGGTGGGTTTGATAAGGCAAAGTATTTTGCTGAGATTGAACGGAATATGACTGACGCTCGTCGAGAAGCTAGAAAAGCTAGGGACGAAGCTGGGTTAAAGCCTGTAGAGCCCGAAGTATCTCCTCCAGTCGAGCAGAAACGAGATGAGTCTGTTCACTGTATAGAGACAGATTCTGCTCGCTATTGGATACGGTCAACCACAGGTGGATTGCTAGTCACCCCACCTGATTTCGAGTTGTGGCTATGAAAACTCATTCTGGTAAACAACCAGTAGTGCTCTCCTATCCTTTAGACGGGGATGCGAAACGGTGGTTTTATCACTCATTTGAGCTTCCAGACAATACTACTATTACTAATGTAGAATGTATTTTGTCTGGAGTTGATGAAGTCATGGCTCCTACTCCATTCGGGACTATTGTTATCAACACCACATCCTATCCAAATGTGTGGGGTGTTAAAGTTCAAGCAGAACCTGGAGCTACTTCTGGCTCGATTACTTTCAGGTTTACAACCGCTGTTAGCGGCGATGCTGGTCTTGGCGAAATCGACGACAGAACAGTTCGATTCTCTATCCGAAATATTTAAGAGAGCTTATCATGGCATTTGTTCTGCACGATTTAGTTAGAGAGACTACTACCACAACTGGTACCGGGACGCTGAGCCTTGGAGGTGCAACGTCGGGGGCATTGTCGTTTATTTCCACTGTAGGAAATGGAAATTCTACTATCTATGGAATCAAAACCAGTGCTGGAGACTATGAAGTTTGTTACGGGACAGTAACATCTGGCAGTCCTAACACACTTTCTCGTGGGACGTTAATTGCATCATCTACTGGTTCTCGTCTCAGTTTGCCATCAGGCACTCATACAGTCTACTGTACTCCTTCTGCTGCTGTACATCCTGCTGTTTTCACTCCAGCTATTGTCTCAAATGAGCTTGTTATTGATCTGGATAGTCGTGTCAATACAGTTCATGAAGTTACGTTGAATGCGAATATTGGTGCTGGTGGTATCTCCTTAGCCAATGTTCCGTCTGCTGGGTTTGTAGAAGTTGTTGTTGTATTCCGCCAGTCTGGCGGACCGTTCTCTGTTCCTGAGAATGCGTGGTCTGGAACTGGACTAAGTGGGAATATTAACTTCGACGACTACTATGTTTATCAGGATGATACTCCGACTGTAGTTCGCTTCTGGAGAACCTCAGACTCTGTTGCCTGGACTGCTAGTGGTAATGGGCCTTTAGGAGATATGGCTGATGGTGATACTCTAACTACTGGACTTACGTTCCCTAATACTGGCTTGCATCTGCTAGATACAAATGCGAGTCATGATTTGATTCTGGTTCCCGGGTCGGACCTTACGGCTGATCGTACTCTGACGATTACGACTGGGGATGCGAGCCGCACGCTCACGCTGACTGGCAACGCTTCTATCAGTGGGACCAATACTGGAGATCAAACAGCTCAAGCTATTGCAACTGCTATTGATGCTGATGCGACTGCTGAGGCGACTCTGAAGAGTGCTTTAGGTCTGGATACTGCTGCTTATACGGCGGCAACAGCATATCTCGCAGCTGCTACAAAGCTAGATGATCTTGGTACTCCAGACGACAATACTGATCTAAATGCTACAACAGCACGGCATGGATTGCTGCCAAAGCTTGGTGGTGGGACGACCAATTACCTTCGTGCTGATGGTACTTGGGCAGCTCCTGCTGGTGGTGGTGGTGCTGGTGCTGAGAGTGGGTTAGTGATTACTGAGGCTACTACCATAGGTGGGGCCATGTCTTGTTATTTCGTTGAAGCCTCTTCGCTAGGATAAATCTCATGGCTAACATCAAGTTTACAACGGTTGCAGACGCTACTCGAGCTGCTGGAACTCCTGCGGACGGAGAGTACGTCTGGACCTCCGATACCAAGAAGTTTTATCGTGGGGATGGCTCCACCCAGGGAGGAGTTCTTATCGGGGCATCTGCTGGAGGGGCTGGCGATGTTACTAAAGTTGGTACTCCAGCCAATAATCAAGTTGGTGTCTGGACTGGAGATGGAACTATTGAGGGAGACGCAGCGCTCACGTTCGACACAGCGACAGACTCTCTTTACGTAGGTGCATTGATTGAGTTAGGTCACGCTAGTGATACAACTTTGTCTCGGGCTAGTGCTGGTGTTGTGAATATCGAGGGTGTGCCGATCGTGACGACCACGGCCACCCAGACGCTCACCAACAAGACCCTAACCTCCCCAACGCTTACGACCCCGGCGCTCGGCACGCCAGACAGCGGGACTTTGACGAACTGCACAGGGCTCCCGGTCTCGGGTGTCGCCGCTTCCATTTCGACCGCTCTCGGGGTTGGGTCGGTCGAGCTGGGTCACGCCTCGGATACTACGCTTTCGCGAAGCTCAGCCGGGGTGGTTGCCGTGGAAGGGGTTGCTCTTGGGCGTGTCATCGCCTCTGGCACCGCAGCAATGGGAACTTCTGCCATCACATCCGGGGCGTCTGCAACCGTTGTCACTGTTGCCGCGACAGGGGTCGCGACGACGGATGTTATTCAATGGGGGTTCAACGGAACGCCAAACGGGGTTACCGGGTACAACGCTGCCAGCACGTCCGGGTGCCTGGTTATTACGGCCTATCCGACCGCAGGTAATGTTAACTTCCTGGTGAGCAATCCGACGGCCGGGTCAATCACTCCCGGGGCGTTGACGCTTAATTGGAGGGTGGCACGATGAGCGGCGGGCGACATCCGAGGATTGGGATTCCGTGGTCTGGTGGAGGCGGCGGAACCCCTGCGTTCGGTGCGTTGGGTACGATTAGCACTTCTGGCTCTACTGGTATCACATCGCAAACCAGTACGCTATCGAATGTCGGTTCAGGGAATTTGGTTTTAGCCCTCGTACAACGTAATGCGCAATCGGAATGTACCGGCGTAACCGTGGCAGGGCAATCAATGAGCTTGCTAAAAAGGGTAGAGGAAACTGCTGCCGGGTTTGCCTTCGATGTGTGGGGCGTGCTGGCATCCTCAGCGAACAGTTCTGCCAGCGTCACAGCGAGCTACAATTCCAGTAGCTCTGAAGCATGGGGGACGATTCTTTCTGCTCGGTACAGCGGAGTAGCCAGTGCCACTCCCGTAGTATCAGTCTGCCACCATAGCTCGTGCGTCGGTATGTATGCATCTGGAACTGCACGATATGTGACGCCAGATGTTACGGTTACTGAGCAATCGTTAATTATTGCGACCGGGTGCGATTGGAACGACTTTCGGACACATACCCCGGCGAGCGGGTGGACGAAACGCGTCGATGGGTCAGGGACTCCGCTGACGAGCATTCAATTCCTTCACGATCGCGTTGCAGCTTCCGGTAACTTCGGCGCAGAAACCAATTTTGCGACTACTGGAGTCTCCGACCAATATCTTGGCGCCATGTTGGTTTTCGTATGAATGCCCGGGTTTTTTTGGCGACCAATTTACTCCTGTGCAGCTTTATCGTGCGCGCTGCTCCGCAGGATTTGCCATTGATCCAGTCTAGCGACATTACCTGGTTGGGTGCGTTTTCGATTGACACGCTAGCACATGGAGGAGCCTCGGACTGGTTTGGTTATGGTGGTCACGGGTTGACGTTTTATCAAGATCCCGTACATGGTGCCTCGCTTTATATGGAGCGCGATTCGTCTAAGGCTGGTGGGGTTATGGCGCAAGTCAAAATTCCCGCGACGCTTAGTACGAGCGCGACTTGGAGTAGCCTTCCGCAAGCAACCGTAGTCCAGAATTTTTACGATGCGACAGATGGCAATTCACTCGGGAATTGCGGAGGAAATGGATGGTTCATGTATGGTGGGTTGCCTTATAACAACCGGATGATCTGGAGTGGGACGTGCTGGTACGCATATAATACAGATCAAACTGGAACGCATGGTGCGTCCGGTTTCAATTTGTCTGTGAATAACGATTTCATCGGTTGGAAGACGGTTGCGCCAAGTTACAAAAAGCGGGCTGTATCTGGATTCCTTGCCTCAGTTCCGGCCGAGTGGCAATCATTGCTCGGAGGTGGAGCGATATCAGGAAACGGGTCGATTAGTATTATCGGAGAAACGTCTGCCGGCCCATCGGCGTATGTGTTTAACCCTGACGATATCTACAATGGATCAACATCGCATCCCGGTACTCGGCTGTTGGAGTATGGGGTAGGGAGCGACTCGTTCGACCAGTCTTGCCCGCTTGGAGACTGCCCAGACGTATATTGGAACCTGACAACTACGCAAGCGGGAATGGTATTTCCGAATGGCTACCGGACGGTACTGTATGCGACAAACCAAGGTTTAGACAACACTTACTGCTACGGAACGACAACGTATTGTCAAGGGGTATTAGGAGGAAGTGTTTGCAACGAAGGCGGCGTTGGTCCTAAGTCAACCATTCAAAAATGGCAACTGTTAGCCTACGACGCCAACGATTTGCTGGCAGTAAAGAACGGCACGAAACAATATTACGAGCCAAAACCGTATGCGCGGTTTACGAATGTGTTTCCAGCGACGTTCGGTTCATCGTCCTGTCATAACTGGATGTATGGCATGACGTATGATCCGTCCACTCGGCGGATATATATTTCATATGATTATGGCGATCAGCCAACGATTCAGGTTTTTCAGCTTGCCGCGCCAGCTACTGATCCTGATACAGCGTCGCCAACTACTCCTACAAATCTCTCTGCTACAGCCGTCGACTCATCCCAGATCAATTTAAGCTGGACAGCCTCGACGGATGATGTTGGAGTTGCAGGATATGACATCCGCCGCTGTTCTGGTTCGGGGTGCGTCCCATCTGCCATCGTTCACAGCACGACAGGAACGGGAACGACCTGGAGCAATACCGGACTCTCTTCAAGCACGCTGTACCGGTACGACGTGCGGGCAAAGGATGCCGTACCGAACTACTCCAGTTATTCGACGATTGCGCAAGCAACGACTCAGGCACCGGCTGACACTACCGCGCCTACTGTGCAGGCGCGTTCGATCCTGAGCACTGGGACCACCTTCCGCCTCGACCTCAACGAGACGGTGCAAGCGGTTTCCGGGGCGGCCGGCCTGACACTTTCCGCATCCGGCGGAGCGGTAACGCTTTCCGGATGCACCACGGCAACCGACATCATCGACTGCACAACCTCGCGGCAAGTGCTCGGGGCCGAGACCGTGATGGCGACCTATAGCGGATCTGGCGGCATCCTGGACACCACGGGCAATCCGCTCGGGAGCTTCATCGGGCAGGCCGTTTCCAACGGCTCGGGGCAGGCCATCGTCGTTATTTCCGGATTGTCACCCGCGACGGGTGCGAAGCTCGCCAAAACAACCACTAGCACGACATTGCAAGCCACGACTAACAAGGTAGCATCCTGTCGCTGGGGTGCGACTCCGGAAGTCTCGTGGGCTTCTCTCAACGCCTACGACACGACCGGCAGCACATCTCACTCCGAGCCGTTGTCGGTGCTTGCTGGGGACCGATACCAAATTTGTACAACCTGTCTCGATACGGCGGCGCAGCAATATACTAGCCCGTCTTGCACGTTCTGGAGCGTGCTTGAAAAACCCAAGCGTAACCCGTGGTGGTAATTAGATGAGTGCTATAGATACGAGTGGAATTATCGCGACTATTGTAGCACCTCCTGGTGTTAATAGTGGTGCACAGCTTGGATCGGACCTCGCAGCAATTAAGGCGCAGCTCTTGGTTGCTTATAACGAGATCACAGCAATCGAGAATGCGTTAGTTGTTGGAGAGGGTGAGTCAGCATTGTTGAGCGAAAGCCAGTCAATAGCTTTGTCCTTAGCAAACGCTCCAGGTGAAAATAACCCTTTTGCGACAATGCTAGATGTCACATACACTATTGACGTGTCATCTACTGGTGGGGCTATTACTATCGACATGGACAGTCGGCGCGATGTTTATGCTCGACTTGTGCTGACTGAGAACATCTCGACTGTTTCCATTACTAATCCACCAAGTACCGACAAATGCAGCCTTTCTATCCTGATAACGCACGGATCGGGCGGACCTTTTAATATCCCAATAACGGCATGGGCAGGGACAACGGTTGCGTTCCGTGGCGAGTACCTGATTAACCAGGACGAGGTCCCGACGTTCATTCATATCCTGTCGTTCGACGCGATGGTGTCGGCGCTCGGATTTATCGACGTGCGCCCCGAGTCGGTTGACACAATTACGGTAGGCTCGGACCGCGATCTATTGGTGACGGACGAACAGCGCCATTTATTCTGCACTGCGGCCATGACACTCACTGCGACGACTGCCACCACATGGATACCCCATGCCGCGACCCGGATCGAAGCTGACGGCGGGGATGTGACGATTGCCGGGACGGGCGTCACGATCAACAGTCTGGACGGTAAGCGCGTGATCCCGCGCTATACCATCGCCGTGCTCAAAGCGGCGGCGGCGGCAAACACGTTTACCCTGTCCGGGACGCTGAAAGCATGACCAAGCGCATAGCATTTATTCTCATTGTAGTTGCATTCTGGACCAGCGCGCAGGCTGCGCAATATATGATCCAAGTGATACCAGCCAGCGCTGAAGCACTACCAATGACTGCGTTTGAGCTAGCCTACTCATCTACAGAAGGTGGTGCCAAGACTTCTATTCTGGTAGGTGAAGCTGGACAGACTAATCTTCCCGCCTCTATTGAGGATGCAGCATACTTCTATGTGCGCCCAATGTGGGCTGGTGTTACTGGATCAGAGGGTGCTTGGTCTAGCTCTCTGTATACTGGAACAGTGTCGACTGCACCTGTGCTTTTGAGTGTCGCTGTCAACGCGGCAGGGACCTCCGTCACGACTACTTGGTCCGAGTCGGTTGTAGTGAATTCGGGCGCTCCGTCGCTACTGGATGCGGGTGGCAACACGATCACACTCGGAAGCCCGATTGGTTCCGGTGCTAGTCGGTCTTGGACACCTTCGAGGACGATCCTTCAGACGGACGTTCTGACACTCTCCTATATCCAGCCAGGTAACGGAATCGAGGATACCGGTGGCGAGGATTGGGCGTCCGTTTCCGGGTTTGCGGTAACGGGAAATGCCAGTACGCAAGGGGGCGTACTGACGGTGACCGGTATCACGGGAGATCTGATCTATGTTTCGCGACTGACAAAAACCTACGATATGTCGATCGTTTCAAGTCGGGCCGCAGCATGCAAGGTCGGCCCCAATTCGGCTGCGCTCGATACTGACGGCGTAGCGATGGCAACCTCGGACAACCTGACCCACACCTCTACTGTCTCGACGTTCCCGGGACGTTCTCATCGCTATTGTGTCGTGTGCACGGATAATGCATCGAGCGTAAAATCCGTTCCTCAATGCCAGTACATTTTTAGTCGTTATTGAGATGTACTACCCATTCAGAAAAATACCTATTTTGCAGCAATGGCTGCCTTTTAGCACCACACAAGCCGGTCTGGTGCTTGTCGGTGCCGTAGCTGCCGGAGAGGTCAATAGCGCGACAACGACCATGAACCTGTCGCTGACTGGGCAGCTTACGGGTGGGATCGCAACAAGTCCTTCCGCTGGCGATCTTGTATTGGCTGTTGTTGCCGGTGGCGCCCTTGCCGATCTTGCATTGGAGCTGACGGGCGACGGCACCTATACCGACTACACAGAGGTCCAGGAACTTTACGAAAACGATTCAGAAGACACCAACATAGCGGTATTCGCCAAGTTCCAAGGGTCTACACCGGATGCGACCCTGACGGCACGGACGCTATCTGCAAATACCGGACGCGGGCGGGCGATGGGGTGCGTTGTCCTGCGCGGCGCTCATAGTACGTGGTCGAGCCAGACGCCAACTCAGGCGACCATTACAGATTCCAACCGCGTGAATCCGGCAGCAATTACTCCGGCCCACACCGGTGCGTGGGGAATCGTGTTTGCAGCCCTATCCGCCCTTGGGGTAAGTATGCCTGCCACTCCAACAATTTCCGGGTGGACAACG